CAGCGAGAAGTGAAGCGAAGAGTAAGGAAACTCAACAAAGCAAGGCACAAGAACAAGCAAAGGTTTGGAGCGAAAAAGTTAATTCTTTTAGTGAGCAAACTCCTGACTTCGAAGAAGTTATGGAGGACGCCGCAGATTTTAGAATTTCGGAAGCCGCAAAAGAGGCATTAACTTTTAGCGAATCAGGCCCAGAGCTTATGTATTTACTTGCTAAAAATCCAGAGGAACTGGAGCGCATCAACTCACTACCACCAGCGATGGCCGTAATGGCACTTGGAAGAATGGAAGCGGGACTATCGAAAAAAGAAATTAAAAAACCAAAAACTTCAAAAGCTCCAGCACCTATATCGAGATTAAAGGGCGGCGCGAAGGTCAAAAAAGACTTAAGCGATCCGAACTTATCACAAAGGGAATACGAAGAGCTTAGAAACGAACAGCTCAAAAAAAGAGCATAGGACTAAAAAATGAGTAATTCATTATTAACGATCTCACAGATCACAAAAGAATCTTTAAGGGTTCTTAAAAACCAAATTGGAATGACTAAATCGGTTAACCGTCAGTATGACGACAGCTTTGCAAAAAGCGGTGCTAAAATTGGTGATACAATCAATATTAGAAAACCAAACCGTTTTACAGTTTCTAGCGGACAAACTTTATCACTTCAAGATGTAACGGAAGCAAGTACGCCTCTTGTTCTTGACAGTCAAAAGCACGTTGACTTTCAATTTTCTTCAAAAGATATGACTTTATCAATTGACGAATTTTCTAAGCGTTACGTTGTCCCAGCTATGACAGCACTTGCAAATGATTGTGATTTTGCTTTAACAGGTCTTTATAAGCAAATTTCTCAGTCAGTGGGTACTCCTGGTACTTCAATGGCAACATTAACAGATGCCCTTGCTGCAAAAAGAAAACTTGCCGAAGCTGGTTGTCCAGTTGATTCAAAACTTTCAATGATGATTGACGCCGAAGCGGAAGCTTCAATTGTTGATGGACTTAAAGGACTTTTTCAATCTTCTAACCAGATCAAAGAGCAATACGAAAAAGGTATGATGGGACGCGCTGCTGGTTTTGGTTGGTCAATGGATCAAAACATTAGAAAGCATACTGTTGGTGCATATGCTGGTACGCCGCTTGTTAACGGTGGATCACAAACTGGTGCCGCTCTTATTACTGACGGCTGGTCAAGTGGGGCGTCGGCCTTAGTTGAGGGTGATGTTTTTACAATCGCTGGTGTTTATGCAATTAACCCACAAAACAGAGAGTCTACAGGACAGCTAAAAGAATTTGTTGTGACTGCTGGTATTTCTGACACTTCGGGTGCAAAAACTATTGCAATCTCACCGTCAATTGTTACTAGTGGCGCTCTTCAAAATGTTAATGCTGGTCCAGCGGATAACGCTGCCATTACTGTAAAAGGCGCGGCCTCAGGTGTTTTCCCTCAACAATTAGCTTTTCATGAAGATGCCTTTGTTCTTGGTTGTGCTGACTTGGTTCTTCCAGGTGGCGTAGATATGGCCTCAAGAGCTAGCGATTCAGATAGTGGATTATCTCTTAGATTAGTTCGTGATTACGATATTTCTAACGATAGATTCCCTTGTCGTATTGATCTTCTTTATGGAGTGAAAGCGGTTTACCCAGAATTAGCTTGTAGAATTTACAACTAAATAATTGGGGGCCTCGGCCCCCTTTTTTAAGAGGTTCGCATGGTTAAAGAAAAAGAAATTAAGAAAGAAGAGAAAAAAGAAATTAAAAAAGCCGCGACTGAAAAGGTTTCTTTAAAGTTTCCTATTTGGCTTTACTCAAAAGACGGCAGCGTTTTATTTAAGAACGAAAAACAATACTTAGAAGAATCGAAAAATAAAAAGTTTCAAGATACTCCTTTTAATAAAGGCTAGATATGAGCAGCGTTTTAACTATTTTAACCGATGCCTTAAAAAAAATTGGTGTTGTGTCTACAGCGGAAACGCTTAGCTCGGAAGAGTCCAGTGACGGCTTAAGGACTTTAAACGCGCTTTTATCGAGTTGGAATAACGACAGTTTAATAGTTAATGGAAATCAGATTGAAGAGTTTGTATTGACTCCTATGCAGTCAGTTTACACGTTTGGAACTGGTGGCGATTTTAACAGTTCAGCGCCAGTAAGAATTGAGCAAGCATTTTTAAAATACACCGATGGAACTGAATACCCAGTAAAGCTTATAGATAATGAGCAATGGGGTAGGTTGACTACAAAAACAACACAATCAACCTTACCTACACACGTATATATAGACGAAAATTATCCTTTACGGACCGTTCATGTCTACCCTGTGCCGAGTATCGCCACAACTCTTGTTCTTCATAGTTTTCGAAAGTTTTCAGCGTTCACTTCACTGACAACCGAAGTGCAGCTGGCCGAAGGAATGGAGAGGGCGCTTGTTTATAATCTTGCGTTAGAATTTGCGCCTGATTACGGCAAAAATCCAAGTGGGTTAGTTATCCAAACCGCCGCCGAATCATTGGCGCTTATTCAAAGAAACCACAATAACGCTGGCATTTTAAGATGCGATGCCGCACTTGTTGGAAAGGGATCTTTTGATTGGAGACTTGGCGAATGAATTACGATGGATTCATAGGTCCTTCTTATACAGTCGATTCGGTTAATATCGACGCTCAAAGGTGCGTGAATCTTTATCCTAAGATTAATGAAATGGGAAAAGGTAAGAGTTCGCAAGTGGCAGCTCTTATAGGCACCCCTGGACTTTCCCTAGCAGTTACAATTGGTGATGGACCAGTGAGGGGAATCTTTAGAGGTTCTAACGGTTTCCTTTATGTAGTTAGCGGAAACAAATTATATTATGTTAATTCATTAAATGTTGCCCAGGAGCTAGGTACACTTTTAACCTCCACTGGAAATGTTGACTTTGCTGATAACGGCGCGACTCTTGTTATAGTTGATGGCGACAATGGTTATTGGCATACATTTAGTTCAACAACTATTACCAGGTTTGTTGGTGCGGAATGGCTAGGCTCCACTAAAGTAAACTTTGTAGACGGTTATTTTTTATTTAATGACCCTGATAGCTCAAAATTTTATATCTCTAATCTTAATAGCGTTGATCTTGATATATTAGACTTTTCCACGACCAGTGGTTCACCTGATAATATTATTGCGACACTGGTGAATCATAGAGAAGTTTGGCTTTTTGGAAGCGATTCAGTAGAGGGCTGGTTCAACTCAGGTAATCCCGACTTTCCTTTTGAGCGAATCGGATCTGGTTTTATGGAGATGGGATGCGCGGCTGCTTTTAGCGTTGAAAAAATAGATAGAACAACATTTTGGTTAGGCAATAACAAAGAGGGAAATGGAATTGTTTACGCCGCCCAGGGCTTTAATCCTCAAAGAATTTCTACCCATGCGGTCGAGCTTGCTATTCAATCCTATGGCGATATTTCAGACGCTAAAGCCTATACCTATCAAGAAAACGGTCATTCATTTTACGTGCTTAATTTCACTAGCGCTAACACTACATGGGTTTTTGATACCACAACAAGATTATGGCACGAAAGGGCCTATTTAACTGGTGGTGAATTTCAAAGACATAGAGCAAACAATCACGCTTTTGCATATGAAAAGCACTACGTAGGCGATTACGATAACGGAAAGCTTTATATAATGAGTTCAGACTATTACTCAGATGCGGGCGACGAAATAAGAAGATTGAGAACCGCCCCGCATTTATCACAATCACTAAAAAGAATTTCCCATTACTCTTTTGAATTAGAAATCGAAAGAGGCGTGGGCCTAACAGGTATCACCCAGGGTGAGGACCCGAAGGTTATGCTGCAATTTTCAGACGACGGCGGTCACACTTGGTCAAGCGAACATTGGCGCGATTTGGGCGCGATTTCAAATAGAAAGCAAAGGATTATTTGGCGTAGGCTCGGAGTGAGTCGTGATCGAATTTATAGAGTGGCAATTTCAGACCCCATTAAAATTTCTTTAATAGGTGCTGAGCTGGAACTTGAAGGAATGGCAAATTGAGCGAGCCAATACCAAAAGAATCATTAGTCTTAGAAGAGGGCGGGCGAATTTCAAATGTCTGGCACCAATTTCTATACAAGGTTTTTGATTCAATTTTCAAAAGACTTGATGCGCTTGAATCAACAACCGCAACGAACACAACGGCAATAGCCGACCACGAAACAAGAATAGATACATTAGAGCCTTAAGGGGTATTTATGAGTTTTTTTAAAGATGGATTAACAGGATTATCAGACGGATTGGGCCTCACTGATTCGGGCGCTGGTGGACGAGCATACGCCGCCCAGGCCGCTGCAATGGCCGAAGCTAATAGAATACAAGAGAAGAACTATGCCGAAGCGAAAGAGCGTTATAGGCCTTATCAAGAGGCGGGGGAACAAGGTTTTTCAAAACTTGCTGACCTTACTAATAACTATAAAAATTTCAATGAATCGGACGGTCATTTTCAAGGACATAGCGGTGTTTTTGGTGAGGAAGATTTTAAAAAGGACCCTGGTTATCAATTTCGTATGGATGAGGGAACCAAGGCAATCAATAGAAGAGCGGCGGCTGGTGGTTCACTTGGTGGCGGCGCGACTATGAAAGCGTTGGCCCGATACGGTCAAGGCGTTGCCTCAGAAGAATACGGAAAGGCATACAATAGATTTAATCAAGATTATGGAAATTCATATAATAGGTTTAACCAGGACCAGGGCAATCGCTTTAGCCGTTTTGGAAACCTTGCAAATTACGGTCAAAATGCAAACAACGCATTAACTGGAATCGGAAACAATTACGCTAACCAAATGAGCGGAAACGCTTTATCTCTCGGAAATTCTCAGGCCTCTATGGAAATGAATAAAGGCAATTCGTTAAAAGGTCTTTGGGAGCAGGGTATGGGTGCTGGAATGATGGCAATGGGTGTACCAGGAGGTATGCCTTCGGGAAAGCCTAGTGCTCCACCTTCGGAGCAAAATGTCGCTTACAACTTTAAGTCGTCAACGGGTAATACCTACGTTTAGGAGAGTATAATGCAGGGTTTAGATTCAAATATTTATTTTAAACAAAGAGGTGTTGCTGATGTTTTAGGTTCTGCAAAACAGGGTTTCACTCTGGGGCAAATGATCAAGAAAAACCGCCTTGCCGATAAAGAGCGTGAGCAGCAGCAAAAATTAAAAGATATGATTTCTCAAAACGTATCTTACGACGACAAGGGAAATATGAGCGCGAGCGGTGACACTCTAGGACAGCTTGCACAGCTCGACCCTAACACCGCTAATAAATACGCAAGCCAATTATCAGGGCAAGCATCAAAACAATCACAGGCCGAGCTTGCGGCGTCGAGATATGCTGATACGAGAAGTGATAGAAAAGAGGACATGGCCTACAAAGACCGTGCATTAAAACAAGCCAAACTTTTAGCTCAAGGGAAAATTAACTTCGACCAAAGAAAAATTGATAAGGCCGCTAAAGAGAAAGCTGAGAAACCAAAAGAATATAAAGAGAGTCAGTATAAAGCGGCGGGATTCGCTAAAAGAGCTATTATGGCAGAAGAGGCGCTTAATAAAATGCCTACTGATATAGGTACAAACTGGCTTGATGACACGATAGCGGGTAGCGATTGGACGCCGAAAGCATGGAAGTCGAACGAAAGAAAAGCTTTTGAACAAGTGCAAGACAATTTTATTAGCGCGGTATTAAGGAAAGAGTCGGGTGCGGCGATTGGTGACGACGAAAGGCGGCGTGAAGAAGAGAAGTATTTTCCTCAACCTGGTGACGAGGGAGAGGTCTTAGCCCTTAAGAAGGAGGCTAGAGATCAGGCGATTTTATCACTAAAGACAGAGGGTGGAGGGGCGTTTGATGCAATTCCCGATGCTCCAAGGGTGGCAAGAAATCCTAGGAAACAAAATAATTTAACCAGTATTAACCCAACGCTGCAAGCACCCTTAAATCCTAATCAAGGGCTGATTCAAAAAGCAAATGCATCACCAATGCCTCAAGAAATAATTATACAAAAGAAATCAAGATTAGATGAGTTGAGGAAAAAGAGGGCGATGCAAAACGCAAAAGGGGGAAATGGTAAATGGTAAATTTATCAGAGTCCGAAGCTTTTGAACTTGCTCAGCTTGAGAAAGAAGAAAGTCAGGGGTTATTTAGCCCGCCTACTAATATGGCATTATCTAAAAACGAAGAGATGGAACTTGCTCAACTTGAAAGAGAAGAGTCTGAGGGCCTATTTTCTACGCCATCAATGCCAA